GCTTCGATCTTGCCGCTAAGGACAAGCCGGCCGACCCCGCGTAAGTCCCCGAGGTTCGGCACCTCGGGGAAACGGTACGCAAGCACCGCGCTGGGGAAGGGTGCGACCTCGGCGACCCACGCCGGTTTAAGACCAAGCTCTGCCCAGGCGACAGATGCCGACTCAATCCCACTACAGACAGACCCGTAAGTCACCATCGCCAACCCTCCCCATTTGCTGTGTGTGACGTTTACGCCCCGGCTAGATACGGAAGCGGGGCGAAGGGTATGTCATCGTCATACGAATCAGGCGGGGCGGCTTGTTGGTTCTGCTGCGGTGCCGGGCGCTGGCTCGGCTGCGGTGCCGCTTGCTGCCCTTCCGGTTTCGGCCCGAGCAACTGAAGTGCCCCCCTCATATCCACGATGATTTCGGTCGTGTAGCGTTTAACCCCGTCCTTCTCCCACTCCCGCGTCTGCAACTTCCCTTCGATATAAACCTGCGACCCCTTCCGCAAATACTGCCCGGCAATCTCGGCGACCTTGCCGAACAAGCAGACCCGGTGCCATTCGGTTTTTTCGACCGGCTGCCCCGATTGTTTGTCGGTCCACTTCTCGCTAGTCGCGAGACTCAAGGTAGTGACCGCGTTCCCGTTCGGCAGGTAGCGCGCATCCGGGTCTTGCCCGCAAGTGCCCACCAGAATGACCTTGTTAACTCCGCGTGCCATATGCCACCTCGTCGATATTGTTTTTGATCGTTTGAACGAGCGCCAAGAATTCCGCCCGGCGTTCGGCGAGCTGAGCCAGCTCCTCCTTGAAATCGTCGCGGGTCGTCCGGTAAACGAGTAGCTGACTCTCGTCGGGGAAGTCGGAACAGTACGACACGAAGTCGACCCAATCCCGGCCCGAGCAATCAAGGTGCCCGGCCAACTGCCAGCGATACGCCGGGTCGAATGAACCCCGCTTCAACGTGTCCCAGTGAACCCCCGCCGTTACCGATTTGATTTCGAGAACGCCGTCCTTCCCCACCAACCCGTCAGGCGAGTCGCCGTATTGTCCGCAGTCGAAGAACCCGCCGTTAGTGACCTCAACGAATCGCGACTCCTCGTAAAGCATTCGGGCGACCGGCTCCTGCACATGCCCGCGTTCCATGTCGTCGGATTGGAAACTGAATTCAGCCTTCCGCCCGGTTACTCGTTCAAGCGCAAGCTGGAGCGCGTAACGCTTCGCAGGGTCGCCGAAAGCCTTACCGAAGTTCGCCATAAACTTGCCGAAGTTCGAGGCCGTCGCCTTGCCGATGCGAAGACCAAACCAGAGGTCAGTATTTTGCTCAACGCCGAACCAGATCATTGGCGGCACTCCTCGATTAGTCGCGCTTGGTCCTCGTCGGTCATCGATGCCCGAGCGAGTACCGCGTCGAGGTTGCCGTCACGCATATAGGCCGCTTTCGCGTTCTGCCAAGCCTTGACCGTAGCCGGGGAAATACTCGCCACGGCTGGCGTCTTCGGGCTAATCCGTAGCCCTTCCACGATATCCTTACCGTGCCGCACATTCGGGTCGACGTATACCGTGACCTTGACGTTTTGCCAGTCCTCGATAAACGGCGACCCGGTTAACGTCTTGAGCGTTTTCGAGTTCGTCGCGTTGAGGATCATCGGCTTCAGCTTCTCGCCGGGGCGCAGTTCGCGCTCGACAAAGTAAGCCGTGTTGAATACGTCCTTTGTCTTTTTCGTCCGGTCGGATTCGAGCGCTACCCGAGCGACGGTTAAGACGGTCGGCCCAACGATGTCGGCGCTGCTCAAGTAGGGCGAATCGAACGCCTTTCGGAAGTGAGTTTTTGTTTCCACGTTGGAACTCCTAACGCTGGTCAACCGCAATGGCGGCCGGGGCTTGGTCGGTTACTGCGCCGCCGATTGCTTGCAGGGCGGCGAGGAAGGACCAGAAGCAAAGGGCACAAACAAATGATTTGGCTCTGCCCTGGAATCGCCGCAACCGAAAGCGGGTCATAGCAGCGACTCCGGGTCGTCGTGCGTCAGGCAGAGCAGGCTATCGATTCGGTCCTGAATCACCCGTACCCGGCAGTGGTGGTCGGCGATTTCGCGGCCGAGTTCCTTCTCGTATTGCGTAACGAGAATGGCGGTCGGGTCGGCGTCGACTTCCGGCCATTCCACTTCCGTTTCGAAGTAACCGAGCATCGCGCCGTACAAGGTCGGATAGTCGCTCATGTCGGCGGTGAGCAACCGTTGCTCCTCGCCCGGCTTCTGGTGTACGAACAGCCGGATAGTCGTCTTCATACTTGCTCCTTGGTCACAAGTTCGAGGATTTCGCGCCACGTTTTCGCCTCGTTTTTCAGATCGCGAATACGCTGTTTGTCTTGTCCGTATGCCGCGCCGTCCGCGTAAGGCAGGCCGCTTTCAAAGTTCCGAATGAACGATTCGCAGGCAGCAATCTGCCGCTTGATAAGTGCCGCTTTCATTGGTTTTCCCCCGTAAGAATCCATTTATGAGGCAGGCATCAATCACCCCCGATAGGCCGGGGGCGATAGGTCGAAAGGGTTAGGAGCGGGGCGAACTAAGCGCGGAGGTTATCGCCGCAAGGTGCGGCAAAACTACTTCAGAATACATGGTCCCGATGACGCCAACGACGAGGACGAGGAGGAGGGCGGCGACTGCTTTATCGGTGGTGGTCATGGCGGGTTGCTCCTTGCTTGGGTGTGTCTCAAGGATAATACAAGTGATCGCCACGTCAATAACTCAGGTTATATATTTTTTGCCGGGCAGAAAAAACCCGCCGGACGGTGGCGGGTTTGGTGTACCAGTTTGGGTTACTAATTCAACGCCTCAAGAAGCCGGCGAATTTCGGCGTGTTCGGTAGCGCGGTCGTCGTCCGAATAGCCGGCCGTAACCTTCCAGAACCAGACGGTGTAAGCCCTAATGCTCTCCGCGTCGTCGGCGTCGAAGCCGAAGTATTCCCAAGTCGAGAAGACCAGAACGCTGTTGTCATCGAAAGTATATTTGGACAGTTCGAGCTGCCAGTTTTGGTCGGTCGCGATAGCTTTTTCGGTCGCGAGGTCCATCGCCTCAGAGGCGCTTTCTTCGGTTGCGATAAGTTGGGCGGTTTTCATTTTGGTAGTCCTCGGCGGGAGCCGGCCGGAATTGGCCTATAAGCACTATAGGAACAATGTTCCTACAGTGCAAATCGAGGACACCATTTTTTGACGGACGGTTTACGCGGCGAAGAAGCGGGATTTTTTGAGAATCCCGGCGACGTAGTGGACAGACTCGACTTGATCGACTCGAAGGTGAATCGGCGGGTGGTCGTGGTTGATCGAATCGAATCGATAAAACCCGTCGGCAAGCTGGGCGAAAATTTTGATCATCTTTCGGCCGTCGACCGTCTTCACGAGTACCTCCTCGTACAGTACGGGCGGCGTGTTCGGCTCAACCAGAACGAACTCCCCATGCATGATTCGCGGCGCCATCGAGTCGCCTAGAAGTCGCAGCCCGTATGCGTCCGGGTCGCTTGATTGGATACGTAGAACCCCCGAGCCGTGTCCGGCCGGATAGCCCTCGTCTTCAAAATAACCGTCATCCCCGAGCTGCGCTGTCCCTACCACCGGCACCGTCCCCCATTTTATTTTTCGTTCTTCCCTGTCCGTGTTCTCTCCAACTCCACTTAAAGAACCATCAGGGGAGAGCGTAGTGCCGTCTGGCGGAAAAGGCGAGGCGCCATGTGCCAACCATTCCGCTGAAACGTTTAAGGCTCGGGCGATATCGGTAATGCGTTTCGAGTGCTGGGTTTTTCCGCTCGTTATTTTCTGGATTGCGACTTGGGAAATAGGGGCACCGCTCAACTCAGTAACCAGCTCGGAGAGCTGGCGCTGCTTGAGGTTGCGCGCCTTCATCGCGTTGTTGAGGCGCTCGGCCAATGTACTGGTTTGGGTCGTTTTCATGGTGGCAATTCTATAACCATTGTTATAGGGCCAGCAAGAAATCAACGTTATCAGGCATTGACTCCGCGAAAACCTCAGTTATATTTCTGGGACGAAAACGTAAAGGAGTGGCCGAAATGAAGGATGCCGAACGGCCTATCGAGCGAGCTATCCGACTCGCCGGGGGACAAGCCGAGTTAGCTCGGCTCTGCAACACCAGCCAGCCTCGAATCTGGCAATGCCTCCATCGAAACTTGACCGTACCGGCAGAGCTTGTGCTGCCGATTGAGCGCGCCGTTAACGGGCTCGTGACGCGGTTCGAGCTACGCCCAGACCTTTACCCGGTCGAATAACGGCCAAAAAAAACCCCCGGCAAAGTCGGCGGACTTTCCGGGGGTTACTGATGAGCGAGGTCATTATGAACATTGATCCTAATGCTGACAACTCCGCGTCGCAATGCGTCGAGGTTATGCGCTATCTGAAAACCGGAGCGCGCCTAACTTCGGGGGAGGCGTTCCAACTGTTCGGAATAACCCGACTCGCCGCCCGCATCTTTGACTTGCGCCAACGCGGTTACTACATCCCTTCGGGGAAAATTAAGGTACGCAACCGTAACGGCCGCCTAGTTCGGGTTGAGGTCTATTGGCTCGGGGCGGATGAGTAATGGCCGGCGACTGGATCAAAATGCGAATCGACCTCGCGACCAGCCCTAAAGTTGTCCGCATGTCGTCCGCATTGAAAGCGGACAGAATGCGGATAGTCGGCGGTTTACATGCGGTCTGGTGTCTGTTCGATACCCACTCGGAAACCGGACGCCTTGAAGGGTACACCGTCGAGACGGTCGATGACCTGATTGGCTTCCCCGGCTTCGCCCGAGCGATGGCCGATATCGGCTGGTTGGAGGAAAGCGCTGGAGCCATTGTCCTGCCTCGCTTTGACGTTCACAACGGCGCGTCTGCCAAGCGTCGGGCGATGGAAGCCGACCGCAAGCGCAGCGCCCGTAAGTCCGCAACCGATGCGGACAAAAAGCGGACCAGAGAAGAGAAGAGAAGAGAAGAGAGTAAAGAGCCTACCGACGCGAATCCGTCCCCTGCTCCAGCGTCGAAAACCAAACGCAAAACCGGTGTCCCCGATACGTTCCCGATTACCGCCGAGATGATCGTCTGGGCGAACGAGCGAGCGCCGGCTACGGACCTGTCACTCGAAACTGAAAAGTTTTTGAACTACTGGAAAGCGAAAGGCGAAACCCGTGCCGATTGGTTGGCGTCGTGGCGTAGCTGGATGCTCAACGCGCAGACGTATGCGGGTCGCCGAACCGTCTCGACCGCCAACAAGGGGCCGGACTTCGACGACCTGACATGGACTCAAAACCTCGGGGGGTTGTGATGGATCACGTTAAAGCTATCGCCGCTCGGATTACTTCCAACGCCGCCCGAATTCCAGGGGACAGCGAACCGAAAAGCATCGACGACGCAGCCGGGCGGGTCGTCAATATGTTGGTGCGCGAACTAAAAGCCATATTCCCCGCGTGGCGCCAAGCGTGGCCCGATGACGACTCGTTGCAGATGTACAAGCGCGCAATGGTCAAGGGGTTTGTGGCCGAGGGGATTAGCCAAGTCGAGCAGATTCGGTTCGGGGTCGCGGCTTGCCGTCGCCTCGCCTCGGATTTCGTCCCGAGCGTTGGCCGGTTTATCGCGCTCTGCCATCCAACCCCGGAAACCCTCGGCCTGCCTTCCGAGGAAAACGCCTACGCCGAAGCGGCGCGCAACTCCTACCCGAACGCCGGGCACGTCGTCTGGTCGCATGTCGCCGTGTCTCACGCTGCGCGTGAGGTCGGGCTCTACAACCTATCCACCCTGCCGCTCAAGTCGAGCCGTGAGCTGTTTAACCGGGCTTACAAGATCGCCTGCCGGATGATTGCGGCCGGCGAACCGCTGCGCCCGATATTGGTCGGGCTACCCGAAAAGGTCGAAGGCCGCAGGACGCCAGAGGTCGGCCGGGCTGCCCTCGACAAGTTGCGCAACCGCAACAAGGAGAAGCCAGCCGATGAGTAAGCCACTACCGATTGAGCTAATCCTGCGCACTTTGACGGACCCGGCAACGGGTAAGCCGGTGGCGGCATTCGTCGCGGCTTCCGAGGCTGATCGCTCGATGTTGCGTGAGCGCGGTTTCCGTCTCAATACGCGGGTGCTTGCCTTCCTGACCCTGCCGCGAAACCCACGGTTCAACCGACTGGTTCACGGCCTCGGGAAAATCCTCGGGCAGAACCTCGACCGATTCGCCGGCAAGCAATCGCACGACGTAATCAAAGAGCTGCAACTGGAGTCGGGCGTCTGCTGCTCGCGAACTGAGGTCGCCATTCCCGGCGTCGGCGATTTGATCCTCAAGAAGCCGCAGAGCTTGGCGTTTCACTCGATGGGCGAGGATACGTTTAAGGCGTTCTGGGCTGGCGTCTGCGCCTACGTTATCGAACACGACTGGCCGACCTTGACCGAGGAGCGGCTAACCGAAATGGCGGAAATCGACGCGTTCAAGGAGGCGGTATGAAGGAAGTACAGCGGGACCGTTACGGGCGGTTCGGGATTGCTTCGACTCACAACCCTCGTACCGGTCTGGCTTCGGCGTGGGGTTGTATCGGGGATACGGTAGGACCGAACCCGCTCGATGAACCGGCCGAGCATGTCTGGTGGCAATACGGGATGACCCAAACCGAGGCAATCGAACTGCTCAAGGCCGAGCTGGACCGGGTTGAGGCGCCACCGGGCCGGGTCGTCGTATTGAACGGTGTGCGTTACCTCGTCTATGGCGTCGCGCATGGAGCCGGGACGAGTCGCCGAGGCGAAATAGTCGTCTATGCCGATATGACTACGGGCCGGATGTTCTACCGGACCCGCACGAACTTCGCCGACCGGATGGGCTGGAACGTGGTGGAGCCATGAGCAACCTGCGCAAGTTGGCGCGTGGTCGCGATTGCCAAGTACGCCTTGAGGGTATCTGCAACTTCGACCCGGAAACGACCGTGCTTGCGCATTACCGCCTCGGGGGAACGTGCGGGATGGGCCTCAAGCCGCACGACCTTTTAGGGGCTTGGGCCTGCTCAAGTTGTCACGACGAAATCGACCGGCGTACTCGTCGAATCGACGCCGACGCTGCTTCGCTCGCGCACCTTGAGGGGGTCGTAAGAACGCTGGCAACTCTAATAAAAATGGGAGTCGTGAACGTATGAATACCCCACGTGGCAGGACCGGCAACGGCGACCGGAGAACACCGCCAGAAACTTTCGATATCGTCCGCGCCGTAATTCGGAAAATTTCCTATCAGTTCCCCGACTGCCCCGAGGGGCGGTTCATGCTGGCGGTGATTGCCGTCGCGCTCAACGACCTAATCACCAATCGCCACGGGGGGGAATATGAAATCTATCGCGAGGCGGCTGCCCGCTACTTGCAAGGGGATATCTGGCACGCGCATATCGCCGGGGTCGACCCCGAGTGGATTCGCGCTCAACTGACCAAGGCCGGTATTGATTTTGGCGGGAGTCACAAATGAACTGGAAACGATTGAGCATTTACCGAATCGAGTCGCCCGAGGGTTACATCATCAGCGAGTCGAGGGTAAACGAAACCCGCGTCGCTTACGTGGCGCGTGCGCCTCGCACGACCCCGATACTTTACTGCGGGTACGATTTGGACGAGGCCAAGGCGGCGTGCTACCAGCACCAGCAAGGAGCGGCAAAACATGATTAACAGTCGGAACAAAGGCGCGACGGTAGAGCGTGAATTTATTGCCCTAGCATACGAGTACGCCGGGTTACGGTTAAAGCGCAATCTGGAGCAATGCCGCTCGGGGGGACACGATATCGAAGGCCTGCCGGGTTGGGCCGTCGAGGTCAAGGCACGGGCGTTGGTTCCGGTCCCAAGCGATATATGGGCAATGATTGTGCAGGCGCGTGCCCAGGCTCAGCGTGCCGGTACACGCCCGGCTTTAGCCCTCAAGGTCAACCGGCGCGGCTGGGATGTTTACGTCGACGCCTTCGACCTGTGGCCCGATTGGTTTGTACCGGGTGCCAGTTGGGTCGTGTTCGATATCGACGCCTTTTTTCAGATCGTTAAAAAGTTAGGGGCGACCGTATGAAACTGAATTCAGCGCGTCTCGCTTGGCACGATTGTTACTACTCGCCCGGCGATTCGGTCGCCGCTTTCGCCATCGAGCGCGCCAAGTTGGGCGGCGCGGTTCAGTTGTCTGAATTCGATAGCCGAACGACTCGGGCGGTCCATCAAGCAATCGCCGGCCGAATCCAGCAGGCAATCAATACGCTGCCCGGTTACGTCCGCGCCTTCGGCCACTGGATGTATAACCCGCTTGCCGGCGACGACGAACGCGAATACGCCGAGGCCGCTGTATTCGTCCGGGCCTATGACAAGTCGTCGCGTATGACGGCATACAAGGCGAAGCGCGCCCGGTATGTCGCGATGGGGGTTTTGTTCCGGTATCGCCGAATGCACCAAGGCGGACAAAGCGCGAACGGCGACCCGATGCTAAAGCCCGAGGAGTTCCGTAACTGGCTGTATGCCGAGTACGGCGTAAAGATTCGCAGCGAGGCATGGGCGCGTGAATGGGCCGGGTTTGTCGGCTACTGCTTCGACGCGTGCGACGACCTCGACCGCGAAGCACTCGCCCCGGTTTCGGCCGTCATCCGGGTTATGAATTCACCGTTCGAGGTCGGCGAAACGAGAGCCGCAAGAGCGGGCACGACGTTCCTGATTTAGTCCAACAACCGAGGGGAAACAAAATGGCAGAACGTTCGATTTGGGAAGCATTGAATACGCAACATATCGGCGGCGCGGTCGTAATGTATGACGGGCCGATTGCTCTCGTCGACGACGGGGAGCTACTGTGGATTGTCGACGCCGCACTACTGAGGGAGGCGATTTCCTTTGTAAGCCTCGAACAACGAGGCGACCAGTTCGAAACGCCCGAATGCCCTTGCTGGGTTGTTACCGAATTAAGCGAGGACGATGAATTCCCGCTCAATATCCGGTCGTGTATCGACGCGCTCGAAAACTGCGGGTACGAGGAGTATGTCCCCGACTTCTGGGACCGGGACGAGGAAGCGTTTTAACCGTTCTTTACTAGGAACGATGTTCCTACTATGCTCCTCGTAAGCAAGCCGCCCGGCGAGCCGACCGAGGAGCAATCAAATGGCCTACCTTCACCCTACCGCGACGCGCCCCGACGCGACCAAGTACAACCCCGACCCGGCCTATCTGCGTAGGCTGGTTGGGCTTATCGGGGGAAATCAAAAGAGTATCGCCGAGGCGTTCGGGATTACCGACCGAGCGCTACGGTACTACCTAAGCCCGATTGATTCGCCAACTTACCGGCCCGCGCCTTACCTCGTTCAGTACGCTTTAGAGCAGGCGGTTATCTGCTCCGGGGTGCCCTTGACACTCCTGCACGGCTAGGCGTAGCATTCGATCACTTTCAGAGTCATCCCCCTCCGAAATAGCTCGACAAAAACCCGGCCCCCAACCGGGTTTTTTTATGCCCGCGTTTTGACCGGAACCGACCATATGCAGGTTGAACAACGGAAAGTCGCCGACCTTGTGCCCTACGCGAACAACGCGAGAACGCACGACGATGCGCAGGTGGCGCAGATCGCCGCCAGCATCAAAGAATTTGGCTGGACTAACCCGATTCTGGTCGACGGGGTTAACGGCGTTATTGCCGGGCATGGTCGCCTGCTGGCGGCGCGCAAGTTGGGTCTGGAGACGGTCCCGGTAATCGAGCTGGGTCATCTCAACGACAACCAGCGCCGGGCTTATATCTTGGCCGACAACAAGCTCGCACTGAATGCCGGGTGGAGCGAGGAGCTGTTACGGCTTGAGATTTCCAGCCTGCAAGACCTCGGCGTTGATGTCGAATTAATCGGCTTTTCCGAGGGTGATTTGTCCACCTTATTCCTGGAATTTGCGCACGGTGAAACCGACGCATTAGCCGAGTGGGAAGGAATGCCGGAGTTCAAGCAGGAGGACAAAACGGCCTTTCGGTCGATCCATGTTCACTTTGCTTGTCAGGATCACGTCGACCAGTTCGCCGCGTTGATCGAACAAAAGATCACGGACAAAACGCGAATGGTCTGGTTTCCGTTTATCGAAATCGAGACTTACGCGGATAAGTCGTATGAGTGACCACCCGCAGTTTCCGCTCTACATCCCGAGCAAGGGCCGGGCGGAATACATGATTACTTCCCGAGCCCTCGACGCGATGGGCGTTAAGCATCGGCTGGTTATCGAGGAACAGGAATACAAGGCGTATCTGGCGGCAGTCGGCGGCGATAAGTCGAAGCTGATTGTTCTGGATCAGTCCTACAAATCCCGGTACGAACTCTGCGACGGCCTCGGGCTCTCCAAGTCGACCGGACCGGGGCCGGCGCGCAATTTCATCTGGGACCACTCGATAAGCGAGGGTCACAAATGGCATTGGGTAATGGACGACAATATCAAGGCGTTTTACCGCCTCAATAACAACCTGAAAGTGCCGACAAAATCGCCGGCCTTCTGGCGTGCGATGGAGGATTTCTGCCTACGGTATAAGAACGTGGCGATGGCCGGACCGAACTATTTTATGTTCGCCTCGCGTAAGACCAAAATGCCACCGTTCGTAACCAATACCCGGATTTACTCCTGCAACCTGATTCGAAACGACACACCGTTTCGCTGGCGCGGTCGATACAACGAGGACACAATTCTCTCCCTCGATATGCTCAAGGCGGGATGGTGTACGGTTCAATTTAACGCCTTCCTGCAAGAAAAATTGACCACGCAAACTATCGGCGGGGGCAACTCGGACGAGTTCTATTTTAAGGAAGGGACGACCGCGAAAAGCGCGATGCAGGTCGCCGTTCACCCCGACGTTTCTCGAATCGTTATGCGGTTCGGCCGGGTACACCACCACGTCGATTACTCGGGTTTCAAGCTGCAAAAGCTAATCCGCAGCGAGTCGGCGGTAATCCCGGCCGGTACGAATAACTACGGCATGACGCTAAAGGTACGGGGCAATGGCGACTGACTGGCCTTCAATCCGAATGGAGTATGCCCAGGGGACAGCAAGTCTGAGTGAGCTGGCCGAGAAATACGGCCTTTACCCGGCGACGCTGACCTCAAGGGCCGACAAGGAAGGATGGGCCGAGGAACGGCGGCAAGAAGCGGAAAGGGTCCGCGCCGTCACTAGTCAAAGTGGCGACGCGGCGCAATTGCTGGCCCGGTTCAATGAGGATGACTTAACCGTTGCTCGGGCGATTCGGGCGAAGGCGGCGCAGATGATTCAAGGCGCGACGACTCCGGCCGAAATCAACGCACTGGCGAAAGTCTTCGACATCGCCCACAAAATCGGGCGGGTTGCGTTGGGGGTTGAGCCCGACAAGCGTTAATGCTTGGTGCCGGGTTCGGGTATATGTACCCGAACAACCTGTACGAGTGACGGCCGTTGCAAATCGACTATCCCGGCCTCCAGTAATTCCTTCGCGTATTCGTCGCCGCAGACACCGCGTAGGAACGCCACACCGAGGGTTACGAACATCTCGGCTACCTCGACAGCCTCGGTAGGGCTCGACGCTGAATTCAGCGCGTTCTCAAGTGCCATACCGGCGAGTTTTGTCGCGTTGCTGTAGTCATTGGTCATCGGGTTTTGCTCCTTGTACGTTAATCCGCGCCAGAATATCGGCCTCGATAGCGTCCCAGTCCGGCTGGTAATTTAGTACCGTCGGGGGCGGGTCATTGCGCGGCCAGTCGAGCGGAGATTCGTCGCCGTTTTGCCACATATTCATAACGTCGGCCGCTGTTACGAGGCGTGGAAATGCCTTGTAACGCCAGCCGATGCACTGGAACGGACAATCTCCCTCACCCCGGATGTATATCCAGACTTCGGTTAGTTCCGGGTCGCGTAGGCTGATACGGATTTCGTCGTAATAGATATGACAATCGCCCATTTTTATAGCTCCTTTTGTTGGTTGTCGGGTACGCGCTCGACGGGTCCGGCCCACTCAAGTTCGAGCAGCCACGGATAGTCCCCAAGGTCGCTAGACCAGATCGTGTCGGGGAAGCCGTCGGAGAAGAAATTGAAATTGACCTCGGCGCGGTATACGCGCTGGCCGTCGATGATTTCGGAGTTCACCCCGTTGTTCGCTCGGACCATTATCGGCCGATTGAAGTAACCGCCCCGAGCCCAGAAATACTCCTCGGACTGGCCGTTAAGGTCGGTCGGAACCGGCCGGGTTTTACGCCAGACAAGGGCACTCATTTCGGGCCTACCAAGTAGGCTGGCGGAATCGGGAAACCGACCCCGACCGGACGCCATAGGTGCAAGCAATGAGGGTGGCAATTCACGTATTCAGATTTCGCCGGGTGATACTGGATTACGCAATCCTCCGGCGACCAAAATAGCGCTTTGATTGCGCACATAACCTCCCACGGCGGGGTTTCTTTTGGCCGGCTAATACTGACGTGTTCCCACCCGGCACCGTCGCCCGCCATGACGTTCCAGAACTTGCCCAGCACCGGGACATAGAACGCGCCGTTATTGCCGTCGGCGGCCGTTGTGCCCATAAATCCTTCCGCGATGCGGTAACGCTCGGGGACTTCAAACGCCATTATTTCTCTCCGAAAGTGCGTTTTGCGCCAGTTTTATGATCCGCTCGTTTCGCTCGAATTCCGCCCGGTCGGCTGCCAATGAGGCCAGCGCAAGACAGACGCCAAGGCCGTCGATTCGGTGGTGGTGAAACTCGGCGATTAGCTTTTCGTTGATCTGGAGCCGGTAACGAGAGCGACCAATCTCGTCGACCTCCCCGGTGTTGATAATCGCGATCATTGGTTACTCCTTGGGTCAGTTATCGAGGCCGCAGCGCGACGGGTTCCGGTTGCGCATCGTGCTACGGATTTGGGTACTCAATTGCACCGCCTCGGCTTGAACAATCCAGCCGTTTGCTAAAAGGCGTTGGACCGTTTTCAGGCAGGAGGTTTGCAGGGTTCGGCTCATACTCTCCGGCACCCAAGGGAGCATATCGAGGGTGCGGTAAAGGTAGGCGAGCAACCTTTCACGGTCGGTTCCCCCTGCGGTCATACGTCACTCCTTGGCTTTCATTTTTTCGGCCTCGGCGATTGCCTTCAAAAGATCGCGCCGAGTATTTCGCCGGGCATAGGGACAGCTCGGCGTATACGAGGCGAAAACCTTACGGGTAAACGGCCGGGTAAATATCAAGTGTTTGCCGCCAACGTTGCATGTGAATCCAAGCGATTTTGCCCATTCGAGCAGCTCGCGTAGTTCCGACCCGCCCCGCTGCGGCGCGCTCACTTTTCGTCGCTCTCGTCGAGAGTTCCGATTTTTTGGTACAGCGACGCGATGGCATCGAACGCCTGAGTTACCAAGGGTTCGCCCTCGGCGCGAGTAACGGCCGGGTGCCCGGTTAAGAGCGTATCCAGTAGCGAAAGCAGGGTCATGCAGCGGTCCATGCCTTCGATCTGGTGGCCGGGGTTATAGGTCTGAAAGTCGTCTTCTAGGTCCGTCATTTTTCGAGGTCCGCCAGTAGTTTGTTGAGGGTCAGCAGCCGCAAGGCGAAGAACTTGGCACGCTCGTCGTATTTACTCCGCTCCTCGGGTGGGAGCTGATCGAGCATTTCCAAAATTTCGCAGTACTCGCGATGCAACCGCCTAACTTCAAACCTCGCGTCAGCATTGAACTGGTGGCGAACCATCATGTGGCTATACGACCAAACCACGAACAAATAG